CACCAATAAGATCAAATTGTAAAAACGGACCTATTATTGGGATATTAGCTATAGACGAAAGAACTTTTTTAATAGCAGCTCCCCTAAGATATGTTTCAGCATATTGATCATTACCTTCATCTAATAAACCATTTAATTTATTTTGTGATGTGATAGCCTTATCTAAATAATTAACATTATCCATAGCTAATAATAACGCTCGTTGATTTATATCTAAACCATCAGAATTAAAATCGTTTATAGATTTAGTAGCTTCTAATATTTCCTCGTTTGTTAAACCTTGAAATGCTGCTGTTTTTCCTATTTTTTCGTATATAGCATCTATATTCCCTAAAACACTGCTTTTCTCCGACTCGGTTGCTAATATTTTTTTAGACAGAGATTCAGTACTTATGTAAGATGAACCTAATCTACCGTATAAAGCTACCGTATCATCTAAAATATCTCTAACTTTGGTAGTAGTATTTAATTGATCTCTCAGTTCGCTGCTGTTTGTTTTTGCAGCGGCAGCAGCTTCTTTAACAGCATCCGCAACACCAAGTAATTCACTTTTGTATTTACCTAATTCTTTTGACGCATTTTTTACGTCTTCTGTGAATTTATTATCTAGTGGATCATCTGCCATATTGTAGCTTTATATATAAATATCAAAAGCCGCTATTTTTTAGGAGCGGCTTTAGATGTAACGAAGTCTGGTTTAAAATCTTTACGCTTAGCAAGGTCTTCCATGGACATGGTAGTACCCTTATTATTGGCCTTTTCGACTGCGTCATTGTGTTCTTTGATCTTATCAGCCACCTTTTTGATGTTGATAAGCCTGTAGGCTATAGGCATGTGATATGCCATCTCATAGCTGATTCCTCCGTTCGTATTCATTGATAACCAGAGGATTTCGTCAAACATGTGGGATCTATACTCCGAGGTCAGGCCAAAAAAAGTCAACCGTCATCGGCAAACTAAGGCCCTCCACTACCTCTCCGCTCTTAGTTGTGAAGTCAAACTTCATTAAGATGTCTGGGGTTACAGATGTAATATGCTTTCTTAGGGCTTGAGAGTCCTGCATTGGCATGCTCTTAGAGAAATCTCTGATAGATTTTTGGTCTCTGTTGCCGTTGATAGCCACAATTGAGTTACCTAACCTAACTGTGATGTCACCTGACATGTTCTTGCTGATCTTTTGCATGCCTTTTAGCTCTGCTTCGATGTTGTTTTCGTCTTTATGGCATAAAATCTTGAATGTGACTGTCACTTTGGACATAGGTAAAGTGAAATCAAACTCGTTGATACCCTCTTTTACCTGGGTCCAATCGATTTCTTTCTCTTTTAACTGGCTTAAGTCCACTGTTATCTCCTCAGATTCTCTAGTAGAAGGGTCTGTGTACTTGAATGAGTAGTTACTACCGTAGGCTAGGATTCTAGCCCCTACCATAATGGCATTCTTATCACCTACTAAAAGCTCGTTGTAGTCGATTTTAGTGGCTATAATAGCCTGTAAGAACTTGTCAATGACTAATCCTTGCTGAATGTAGTTACGATTGGTTAAAATGTCCTCGTGGTAAGCTGTTGGGAGGTTTAATTCGATTACCCCTGAGCTTAATGGACTTTCCTTTGAGTATAACTTACCTTTTGAAGGTAGGTCTAAAGGTTGGGTGGGTGTTTTAAAAACTTGATTTTCTGACATAAACTGTGTTTTGTATATATAAATATATAGATTGAAACTTTCTTAAAAAAAGAAAAACCACGACCGGTCTAAGAATCGTGGAGTTTCGAATATTCCTGAGGTAGCAGGGCGCTTATTTAACTAAACCTTCCTTAATCACGTACTTCAACATAGCTTTAGCTACTTTCTCTTCATCTAATTCACCACCAGCTGCTTTCTTAAGCTCCATAGCTTTACCAACTGGCATCTTGTTCATGATTCTATCTAAGGTATCTTTGTCTTTAATAACTTTGCTCATATGCTTTCTAATGCCTTTTAGGTGCCCTTCAGCGTCCTTTTCAGCTTGAGCTGCGTCTTTCTCTTCTAATATTGATTCGTGGCCTGTAAGAGCCTCTAATGCAGCTTGAGCAGCACCTATGTGCTTCATTACCTTTTCAGCGTATTTACCATGCTTCTTATCTTTAGGAGATTCTGTGATAGCTTTTAAACCATCGATCACTTCTGCAATCTTACCAGCTAAGTCGTGAGATAATGGAGTCTCTGTGCTATCTGATGCAATCTCATCTTCAGAACCTTCTTGTGTTGCTACTTGTGTTCCTACTTTAGTGATATCGATCGTTTCTCCAGCTTTAGCCTTTTGCATTTCTTTCTTTTGTTCCGGGGTTAATGTTTTATTTGTACCGTCTACAGTTACAAATTTTTTATACTCGTCTACTTCTTCTTTAAGAACTTTCTTAATCAAGTTGTTTAATTTCTCTATTTGTGTCATGTGTTTGCTTTATATGATATAAATATCAGGTTTAAGGTCAGAACAAAAAATCCCTATACGAATATAGGGACTTTTGTCTATAATTACAATTATTTCTATTAGAAATTTAAAACCATACCTGAGTTTCCTAAGGTTAGCTCAATAGTTGTGTAAGCGTCAGCTGACCAGTCCCAGTCACCAAAAGAGCTAACGTTTTTGATATAGGATTTTTTAATTATCCATTCGTTTACTATGTTACCCACTGGATCGATAGCGTTGAAAGTAATGTCCTTCGTATAGAAGTCACTATATCCTGCTCTACCAGTTACAGTTTCGTAACCTAAACGTGCCCATTCCATTACAGCTTGAGCTCCACTAGGAGAAACCGGGTTATATAAGCTCAATGTTACGTCGTTCCATCTGCGTTTTGCACGAAATTTAGCGTAAGAGTTGATATGATCGATGATAACTTCACCGTCATCATATCCTATCCCACCTACTTTTTTAATCAAGTACGATTGGATTCCGTCGATGTACATTACAAACCTGTGCTGTAATATCGGTTCGAACATGGTTCCTAACATATCGTCTGTACTAAGTAATGCCATTTTATATTAATTTAGTTCTTGTTAATAAATATTAGATTATTGGAAAGTTGCTCCTGTTGCGGTTACGTTAAACTCTAACAAGATGAATTCGATACCTTTAGCTGGAGAGATATAGATCTTACCTACTAATTGGTTACGATCGATTACGTCGTTAGTATTCAATGTATCGTCAAGTTGAACACGGAAAGCATATAAACCCTGACGAGTTTGTACATCTTCCATATATGGAGTAATAGCGTTTACTAGTTTGTTACGAGTAACTGTTGTGTTGTTTTCGAACACATAGTTGTTAGCAACACCGCTGATGTAAGTACGTAAGTTGATTAACAATCTACGAACGTTGATGCGGTTTAAAGCTGTGTCTTTAACTTGTAAAGTCTTTTGTCCCCAGATTACTACACCTGAGTTAGGGAATTTAGCGATTGGGTTAACACGACCAGCGTATAATGTATCTCTATCCGATTTGCTCAATCTAATGTAAGTATCAGCTGCACCTACAACACCTCTGTTAAGACCTGCTGGAGCAAACCACTCTGCAGATACCTTGTCGCTGTAAGCATAAACTGCTGGAACAACTACTGAAGCTGGAACGAAGATGTCTTTAGAACTACCTAAGTCACGTACCTTCACCCAAGGGAAGTATACTGCTGAGTAGCTAGAATCTAAAGGAGCTGCTGTAGAAACTGCTGTTGTAACTGTAGCTGCTACACCTGTTAAGTCACGGATGTAAACTGCGTCTGTACGAGTTTCTGCTGCTGTTTGAGCTAAAGCTGTTACTGCTGAGTGGTATTGTTCAATAACACCAGGTAAAGCTATTAAGTCAAACATATATTCTTCTGTGTTAGTTAAGATAGTTAAGGCTTTGCCATAAGCTAATGTACCAGCAGTAGCGCTAGTAGATAAGTTTAAACCAAATACGTTAGTACCATCAGCTGCGATTGATGAACCAATCTTCTTGATAGTAGTAATGTTCATACCATCTGTGCCACCTTGCATAGGTAAAGTAAATCTAGATACGCCAGCTGGCTTAGTAAAGTTACTGTTAGAGCCAGTTACTGCTGATGCAGGTACTGGGTTTAAGTAGTTATAGTTATCTGGATTAGAGTAATCAAATCCTGGATAAATGAAAGTAGATCCTGAAGTACTTAATGTTACTGAAGCTGGTAATGTATATCCTGAGAAACCTGCGATAGTTTCATAAATTGCTTCGTATCCGTTAGGAACTAACAATGGATGAGTTGAACCGTTTTTAACTGCATCTGTAATTTCTACACGGATGTAGTTAGAGTTATTAGCGTAGTCACCGTTTTCTACCACTCTTGCTGTAGCTTCACTGTAAACAAGATACTTGTCACCGATTGCTTTAGGTAAGAAATTAGCAGAATTAGGATCTAAAGTCATTCCAATATATTGCTCTATGATTGAAGGCGCTCTATCTGTATCGTTCCATTGACGAACTAATACGTCGAATGTAGAATAAGTGGTTGCGTTTGAACCAGATGTGATGTTAGCAATAGAAACTTTAATATCTCTGTTAGTAGCAAAACCATCAGATAAGTGATGGAATTTAAATAATCTAGTGTTGCTGTCAGCTAATACCCAAGGAGTAGAAGCATGATCGTATCCACTTGCGTTTGAGCTAGTGAAGATACAGTTAGCTGCTGTGAATTGTAATGATGAACTCATAGAAGATGTTACGCTTAAAGCGCCACTTCCAGTGATAAAGTTACCGAATAATAAGTAAGGAAACACAGATCCTGTCTGAGTTATTGCGTCTGTACCTAATACTTTACTGATATATGTAGTAGAGTTAGGGTTTAATGAACCGCTGAAGCTAGCTGAAACTGTACCTGAGCCTGCTAAAGCTAAGATTGAAGCTCCAAAAGAACTATATGTTCCGGCAAAAGTACTACCGCTAGATAAACCTACGGTTGCACTAGCATTTTGAGTAGGATATAATACACTTAGAATATAAGAACCGCTAACGATAGCGATCAATTGTCTATTACTATTGTATTGGTATCCACCATTACCCAAGATACGAGTCACTTTTGCTGTTGTACCGGACTGCAAGTAGTTGTAAACTGTCTGTGCTGTGTAAGATGTTGATGTGTCTGAACCGAATTTAGCTGTGAATTGAGAAAAGCTAGTTACATCGGTAGGAACGAAAGCTGCACCTTTTTCAGTAGGTCCTAAAACGGCTAAACCGGTAGTAGAAGTGCCCTGGGTGAAGAAACTTTGGTCGTTCTCTGTTGCATAAACACCAGCGGAAAGAATTTGTTCTGTCATTTTTTATGTTATTTGAGGAAATAATAATACTTGATACAACAATAAATATCAAAAGTTTTTCTCAAAACATAATTATGACAGGTTAAAACAACTCTATTTTTCCTGTTTCTAGGTTAATTTTACCTTCTCCGTATTTATCGATCAATTTTGTGGTAAGTTCTTCGTTTCTAGCCTTTAAGTTGATGTAATCGCTTAAGGAAAGCTTCTTTTCGGACTCTAATTCCTTAAGTTTTTCTTCTAACTCAAAGATTTCAAGGTCTTTCTCACCCAAATCTCTCACTATACTGCTGTATCTATCGCTTAATTCTTTAAGCTCGGTTACCTCTTCGGGTAATAAATCTTTGATTTCTGACATAACGTTGTTTTATATATCCCATTTAGCCTTTGGGCAGGCTATTTTGCCGGGAGAAGGGCTGAATATCTTCTTTTTCAAGGG